ATATCGTAGATATTATTCGCGGCTACTTCCTAAGCGAGCCGGTCAAGTACGATTGCAACGACCGGGACAAGAAAGACAGTCAGGCGCAGCTTTCCCTGGTGTCTACGGTTGAGGCCAAGCTGGATCGGCAAAACGGCACCCTGGTCCGCCACAACGCTGTGGATGAGGACAAAGACGGCCTTTGCGATTTGTGCGGAAAGAAGATTGACATTTCCGCCGTTATGGCGGCCTACCATAGTCAGAATATCGCTACCGTAGATCAACGAAACGGAAAGGCCATGGGTATATATGGCGAAAGCTGTGAGCTACTATATGCCAGCACAGAGGAGCAACCACGCCCGCGATCCGCAGTGTATGCGCCGGATCAGATCGTGCTGGTGCAAGATGATACCGTGGAGCACAAGGATCTGTTTGCGCTGTGGTTTGAGCAGCGGGAACGCACAGATCGCAGCCGGTACTATGCGGTAACAGTCTATACGGCTACCCAGTATCAGCAGTACGAAAGCACCTCGCTGGATAAAGAAAACTATGTGTACAACCCGGTGGGTGCACCGGTGCCACACTTCTTTGATGAGGTGCCGGTGGTGTGTTATGAGAACAACGAGGAGAGACAAGGCGACTTTGAGCAGGTGGCCAACCTGATAGACGCCCGCAATGAGCTGCTGTCCGATCGTCTAACAGACAAGCGCAAGTTTGTCAATTCTATTTTGGCTGCTTATGGTGCGGTATTGCCGCCGGAGACAATGGCAGCCGCTAAACGGGATCACTTCGTAGATGGTATTCCACAGGACGCCCGGTTGGAATATGTGCAAAAGACCTTTGATGAGAACGCATTAAAGGTGCTGGACGATACGCTGGTATCGGATATTCATAAGATGACTTTAACCCCGGATATGACAGACCAGGCCTTTGCAGGCAACGCCAGTGGCGTGGCGCTGAAATTGAAGCTGCTGGCCTTGCACCTGCTAGTAAAAAGCAAAATGAGTGCCATGGAGGCGGGCTTAAAGAAACGCTGGAGATTATATAACAACTGGTTGGCCCATAACGGAATTGATCCGGTATCCGTGGACGATGTGGATATTGTGTTCACTGTGGCCCTGCCCATTGATGAGGCGCAGATCGTGCAGATGGTGTGCACCTTGAAGAATGCCGGACTGGTTGACGATCAGACGCTGTTGTCCCTGCTATGGTTCGTTAAGGACCCGGCGGAAGCTGTGGAGAACATGAAACAGCAAAAGCAGGAGAACCAGCAGCAGTATATGGACAGCTTCACAGCCAACACAGAGGATAAGGCTGACGAAAAGGAACAGTCGGCAGATCAGGAACAGCAAGACAAAGAAAAGGACGCTTAACCTATGAAAGCAGCAGAGTATTGGAAAAGGCGAACGGTTGACCTGGAACACCTGCTGCAAGCGCGCACCACCGCTACAATGGTGGAGGTCAACCGTATGTACGCCCAGGGTGTAGAGCAGCTCAACGAGCAAATTGAGCGTATTCTCCGCCGGTATGTTAAAAACGGTCAGATCAGCCAGGCTTATGCCTTGCAGCTGCTGAGCGCAGGCCAAACCGCAGAGGAGCGCCAGCGTCTGCTGGAACAGCTACAACAGACTAAGGAACCACAGGCACGGCGTGAATTGATCGCTATGCTGGACGCTCCTGCGTATGCGGACCGTATCAGCCGTTTGCAGGCTTTACAGAACGCTATTCGTGCGGAAGCCGTAGCCATGGGCGTGCGGGAGGAACGGCTGGCG